ACATATCTCTTCATATAAACCTCGTTTAGATAAACGAACAGGTGTACCTAGTGTCATGACGTTGGTGATCGTGGATTGTTGTTCACCGTCTGCATGTTGGTAATACCCACATGAGAAGCAGTAAGCATGGCCGTCAGTATAACGGGCCAACGCATCACTGCTCCCACATGAGGGGCAAGATTCATGACGGGAAAACTCACTCTCCTGGCTTGAGCCAGTCAAGGGGTATGTCATAGTACGGGCACCATTGGAATCCGTTCTTTTCTGCCCATGCGGCGTAGGTGGTTTTAGAGTTTTTACTGATCTTATTATAGGGTGCTTGGAAGACCAGGCGGACATCTAAGTCAGGATTACATTTCTTGACAGCTAGCATCTTGCGACGATCTGTAGGTTTAAAGAATCCTTTAGTTTCTAAATAGATATCCCCAACCTTGAAGTCAGGGATGTATTTAGCTTCGATAACATAGTTGAACTTGTCAGGCTCATAGCCATATTCAATGTTCATATTGTCCATCAACTCTGCCACCTGTTCTTCCAGGCGACTACGCATCAGAAGTCCTCATCAACGTTGACAGAAGATGGTGATGCCTCAGGGTTTGGCTCAGAGGTCTTGAAGCCACGTGTGACTCCAAACAGTTCGCTTGCCTCTTCAGCATCCATATCACCACTGTCTTGTACACCAGCACCTGTGTTCAAGCTCACAACCTGGATGGCTTTGAGTTTGAGAGAGGTACCGATGTTACCAGCAGGAAGGCAATACGGCTTTTGGATGAAGGCGAGCTTGACCTTAGAACCGCTATACAACGGCAGAGAAGCATCAGTGATGGCAGTGCCCTCAGTATCGACGATAACAGGTACAACCTTATCGCCCTCCTTCCAGCGGAATTTGCATTGATACATACCTTCGCTTGCCTCTTCCCATGGTTCAGGATTGACAGTGGTACGCTTTGGATTCTTAGCTTTGTTACGAGCCCATTCAAGGCCACCTACACGCTCATCCTCAAGGTTATCAACGATATCCTTAGGAAGCAATGCAGTGAGGGTGTAGCCGTACTCAGACGGCTTGAGGATAGCTTGGTAGCCATCCAATGTGACGGGCTCTTTAGTGACGTGTGTCGCCATAATGATGATGGTGGAAAATTAGCAGAAGAAATAGGTTGACGATTCGACAACCTCAGGATTTAGTGTTCCGACGATGGGTGGTGGTTCAGTTGCATGAATAACTTCACCAAATTTTGTGAGCCAGCAATCTCTTGTGAAGATGTCCGTGTAGGTTTCTCGCACAAGTCTATTGAGTGTTGCCATGTCAGTTGCTCTACAAAGCACCGAGTCATGGATGACTGTGAATGGTCCATTGAACCTCTGAAATGTTTCGTGGAGAATGGACGCATCGACGGAATGGATCAGATTAGGAGCAGTACTCGACTTATGACGAGTAGGACAAGGATCACCCTCACCAACACTGACAGTAACTTTAGTAGAACCCATGAGCTGTAGCTTCATGCATTGTACCTCTTTCTTGTTACGTTTCTGATTAACTACAAACCCAGAGGGTGTAGTCCATTCAATGTGATCAGCTCCACTACGAATGTACTGACCAACTTGTGTCTTGATCCAACGCATGACACGCATAGGACCAGGAACAATAGCATCCATACTCAGGTATATAGCATTGACGACCATAGTAACTTGATCCTTTGTAGGTTCAAATCCTTGTTCTACTAATGCTTCTCTGACATACGTCCAAGACGATGACTTCGTTGCATTGTATGGAATCGTCATCACTGTTCGCTTAGAAGTGCGCCTAGTACACCATGGATGTAACTCCACGGGTAAGTACTTCTTAGCTTCTTCGGCTACCGCTTTGTAGGCGTCGGATGGTTTATCACTAGGACAAACATTGACAAGACTAGCAGTTGATTGATCCTTTGCCAAGCCTGCCAGTATCTGGAGACCAGAGCAAGTAGCATCAACAGCTACCATTAATCCTGTTGTCTGTTTATCGCAAGCAATACAGCAATGGTATAGCTCATGACATGAAGCCATGAACTGCCATGGTTCTTCGACATCCTCCCATTCAGAGAGATTGCCTATGGGGTCGATAGCGACCTTTGTGATTAAGTCGTGATTATTCCTAACCCACTCAAGCCTTTCAGCCATTGTGGCTTTGTCAAGTCCGAAGGTAGTGGCAGCTTGAAATGCTAACCATTCTTCTGACTCAGGAGTAACAAACGACTCATCAGCAAACCTTATTAAACTTTTACCAAAGTCTGTATCTTGTGGTGATAAGTATGCAGGAATCGGATACGTTCTTCCACGGTAGTCGAAAGACCAACATTGAAAAAACGTCTCATCCTTAAACTTCTCAGCCGCTTCAAGCTGAGTTCTTGTTCTTACTGATCTCTTGAAGTTCAGTCGATCAGTGTTATACGCTTCAGCCATCTCTCGTTTCCAAGATTGTCTGGCCTCTGCATTGTCAGCTATGTCAGGTGGTTTAGGAGGTTTGAACGCTTCACATAATGGAATGAACTTACCTATCTTCACCCCCTTCTCCCTGAAGTGTTGAGCCACTTCAAGAACATGATGAGACACAGAGTACTTTACCCGTTGAAGCTTGTTTAAAAACCTCAAGGGCGTCTCCCCGTGTTTAAGGGTCCTATTACCGCGACGGGTCAATTCATGACCCCTCATCAGCTCATTTGTAATGTACCCACCCATCCTCTCATTGGTCCAATCATTGGGCTCAATCAGCATGGGCCACGGGATACCAGAGAACATCTCAGCAGTGCTGATTAGCTGGTCTCTGATCTCTATGAACTCAGGGGTAGGAATCATGCGTAACACAGTCTTACGACCACGTCTCACAGTTTCCTTGGTGAACCAACCAGTGGTAGTGATCACACGATCAGCACACCACGCACCCAATGCTGCTCTGGTCTTGACATGCCATGAGCTCCATTGGACATCATTCCTACCAAAGATAACAGTAGCAATGGATTGCCTTTGCTCTGTACCACATGACTCGTGGTAGTACTTGTCCTCAATGTACCTCATCAAGCCAGGATGGTTCTGTTTGTACCACCTGAACTTACACTCAGCCTCAAGGGCAGAGCCAATAGACACAAGCACATTGGGTACCAGATCAGAGTCACGCTTCATACTGAACACCATGTCAAACATGACCTTGAGCGTGATGGTGGCCATGGCTAGTGGCTCAAGATCATCAATGTACACTGAGACAGGCTTGTAATACGTCCCAGCCTGTCCTTTCCTCATCTTGGATAGGTTGGCCTCAATGTCCTTGATAACGTCAGGCAGAGCGGCTGAGATGCTTGCTGTTCCATACACACTTGCTGATGCGTAGCTCTTCTCTTGCAAGCGTTGGAGAGATGCGTGCAATTTCTGTTTCCCGCAACTCAAGGCTTCTCGCTCCAGCTCGACCTGTCTCTGTATCTCTGAAGGTGTCGCCATAAGCTAGGAATAGTGAGTATTGCTCTGCATCGAGCTGGTCAATGTGAGACTGAGTAAGATCAAACGTCATAGCACTTGCATTGTTGGTCATTGGGATATGCTTTGCAATAGCTCTCCATATCACTGATGTTTAAATCAGGAACAAAGAATGTCCATAACCCATCAAGGTATTGAACATCAAGCTTGTTCATAGCAGCAAGTAAGATCAAAAGAGTCTTATCTTTGTTTTGATCATTGGGGTATTGATCAACCTCTCCTGTGTCATAGTCAACAAGGTAACCATGATCACTGAGAAGGTCAGCAAGATCACAAGGTGTCAGGGCCATCAGTATCTAAAGCAATGGAAATGGTGTTGTCTGTCAGGATAAGTAACTCATCCTTCTTTTCAAGGCACTTGTTCACAAACTTGCGAGCAGCGTGAACAGAACGGTATGCCTTCTCCTTAATCTTACCAGATGTGGCCTTGGATCGTATGATACAGACAAATGCGTCAGGAAGATCCCACATATCTGCTGCTTCCATACCATCTTCTAGCGTGTATTCTGTGAGGTTATCTGTGGCAGTCCACTGCATAACTTCATCGATACGATTACCAAAAGGGTCTGGTCTTGCCATAATTACATAAGCTTTGAGGTTCGGTTGCTGTGGTTATACCCATCTTGTTTTACCAAGAGAGCAACAGGAGTGAGAACAAGCAGGCTCAAAGTAATGCCAGCAATCATAATCATTGGGCCTTTAATCATTACTATTTAAAGAGGACGCAGCGTTGATGATACGCTCGAACAAATTGTGATGTGGAGCCACAGTCGTCTCCACTTCAGGATCATAGCGGATCCACCATTGATTGTGTAGAGCATCAACTAGGATGTTAATCTCTTCTTCAGAAAATGATAGCTGTTTGCGTTTACTTGCGGTCATCATGATGATGGTGGTTGTTTGCATTAAAAAGCCCCAGCGTGATGCCAGGGCCATTCCCCTTGATCAAACAATGCGTGAGGGTCCGCAGAGCACCTACAGGTAGATGTTGGGCTGCGTGCTCACGTGGTAGACCCTATGACTGAACTGATCAAGAACCATGGCAGACTTGGACTGGTAGCCCTTGTTCTTCCACTTGCGAATCTGATCAAACTCTCGTTTGGTAACGAGAACAGTCCTGCGCCTCCATACCCGATCCTGTCCAGGCAGGGCAGGGACGTGAACTAAGACTGAATGCTTTGGTGCTGCTTTCATTGTGCGGGTGCGTTCTGATTTGCTTCGTTGGCTTCTAGATCAGCCTTGATGCGGGCTTCTCTAGCATCCTTCAGCTTGTTGAGTTTGTCAACATCGCTCTTGATAAGATCACGCATTGATTCGAGTTTGCTGACCTTTACAGCCGCTTCGATCACTGCATCAAAGCACAGGTCTGTAGCATGGCTCCAACGCCAGAAGTGCCCCTCTGAGTCGATCCCAGTGACCTCTTCAAGCGTCTTGTCCACGTCTTTATCCTCACCCTCACAGTGACCAGTCTTGAGCATAGCTAGATCCTCGAGGGAATCCATTACTACGATCTTTCTAATCTCTGTGCGTTGCTTCTGCCTGAGTGATTGATTCTCTTTTAACTTGTCCCTTGTCTGACTGCAGAGTGCTTTGTACTCTTCGTCGTCCTGGCAAGCCTTGTAGATGGTCGAGTAATCGATGGCCATAGCCGCTGATGATGGTGGAATGAAGAAAGGAAGGGATGAATCCCTCATAGAAGGATGCAAGGCGCATCCCTCCAGGAGAGAATCAAGATGTCAACCGAACACGTCAGTGATGCGGTGTGCCTCAAGTTCAAGGAAGGACCAGCAAGCCCACTCCTTGTATTGTTGAAGCGTGGAGAACTTCTTCTCAGCGAAGACCTCGTGCATGGAATACCCAAGGTCTTCTAAAGCGTTCTCGATCTGTGTCTCATACTCTCCATATTTGTCATGTAAATCAGATGAGTAAGTGAAACCGTGAACCCCAGTATCAGCACCATGTTTGGAGATGTCAAGGAGTTCACCATCTTCAAAGACCTCACCAAGGATGACAAAGGTCAATGGTTGTGTGGTAGTCATGTGATCAAAGCGAGTTGAAGGATGATAAAGCCAGCCCCTGCCATGAGCAGGAGAAGACTGACTGATGGCACTGTAGAGCAGGCAGCGGCTGCAAAGGTGAGGGCTGCAATGAATGTTAACATGGGATCAAGCAGGATCTGCTAAATAGCTGGAAACGTCGCTGTTGTTGCTGATGTAGTCGTACACATCAAACAGGTCATCAAAGAGATCACCCATCTGATCGCCGCAGCCGTCACGCAATGCAAAGGCTCGATCGCCATCCTCATTGGTCTCATGAGTCAGGCAACAAGGAGTGCAAGAGAGCAAAGCCTCGTTGAGTTGGTCGAAGGTAAAGTCGGTGGTGTTCATGAGGCGATAGACCAACGGCGGACGGTGGATGGGCTGACGCTGTAACGAGTGGCGATCTGACGCCACGTGTGGGTATGCTTGAGGCGAGTGATGCGTGTGGATCGTGATTCTGTCGCCCACATCAAGACGATGATGGGAAGCAGTAGCAAGACCAACACACAGGCGATAGCTGTGGTCATGGTGCTGATGCTGCGAGGATGTGGTGTGAGTGGATGTTGTTGGAGCCAGAGCGAGTCGATGGCTGCCTACCCTTGCAAGGTGTGGCGGCTCATCTGAGCCCCTCCTTTCGCTTGGGTGACCCCAAGGTAGACCCTCCTGGCCCATCGTGCCATCACCTTGTGACACTTATCCATGTGGTCGCGGACAGATCGCGAGAGATAGACCGATCGCGTGCACGTGCGCGTTACCTATTGGTGCCCATATCGTGCCACAAGGTGCCCTCAGTGTGCCAATCCAGCAGCCGGCACGGGGGGTAGCCGCGATCCGGCGCTATATAGAATAGGCTTGACAAAATTATGTCAAAATTTAAGGCTGTTCAAAGCACCTAGCAGCGTCTTCTGTAGGGATAAGAACCCTACTAACCCTACCACCCTCCAGATACTCAATCATATAGACCTCAG